TTTTCAGAAATGCTTTCTGTTCAATAAGAATGCTTTCATTTTTGCTTTCGTATCTTACTATTAAATATACGTTGTTGGAGTCTTGGCTGTTGGTTGCTGTAACGCCTCAAGAGATTCGTGAAAGAGTGAATCTTACGGAAGCTGATGTTTCGGACGCAACTGTTAATAGGTTTGCCAAAGCTGCTGCGGTGACTCTTGGACTGGAACTTGAGAAAACCATCGACTATACGGGCTGCTCTGATGAAGAAGCTGAAGCCATAAGAAACATCGCTGCCGTTTATTGTGCGTGCAAAGTTACCGGCGGTTCGGCTTCTGGCCTGAACTTTCGTATTGGAGACTTAGCTGTTAACGAATTAAGCAGCACTACTCCAAGCGGTCTTAGCAGAGAAAATTTGCAGTTTTTGATGAGTGAGGCTCAGCGTATCATCGAAAAGTTGAAAGTGCCTTATCTGGGGAGGGCATAGGTGGCTAACGTCCCTAACGCATACTACCAATTCGTGATGCATTATGCACCTTGGTTCTATGCCATCACGACTGCGATGGCTGCTGATCCGCCAGCTGGCCAAAAGAACGTGACCGTCACGGATGGAACAAAGTTTAGTGCTGCCATGCAAGTTGAGATCAAAGATTCCGCTCATAGTGAATGGAATGAAGTTGATTCTGTTGCTGGCAACGTTGTGACCATGAAAAACAATCTAGCCTATACTTATTATGTAGCTAAAGGCGGAACCGTAGATCATGGCGACAAGAGTTTTGGAAAGGGCGCTTTTCCAGCTGCTTTCGCCATCGAATTTCTCTATGAGGCCTATTCTGCTACTCAGTTTGCTTCTTTGCAAGTGACTATTTTGGCGAAGATCGTGGAGTTGGCGAATTGGCTTCTAACTCAGCAATGCACTGATAACTTGAAGAAGGCTTATGGCGGGTTCAAATCCAGCGAATCAAGCACTCAGTATTGGAGCATTGATGCGGGTCGTGTTATTCCTGCCTTGCTTAAGGCGTATGCTCTGATCGGCACTTCGAGTTATCTTGATGCGGCTAAACTTGCGGGTTACACTTTTCTCTATACAATGCAGCATGAGCCCGCAAACTTGGGGATTCATGACAAATACTATGGGGGCTTCGCAAACTACGTCTCGATTTCTGATACTTGGGACACCATCATGAGCATTGAGAATCTTTACTGCTTGATTGGGCTCAAGGCATTGGCTGACACGTACGATGTGGCTAATGCCTCTCGGTACAGTGTCATGATGGCAGATGCTGCAGGCTTCCTCAAGGTTGGGTTTGAGCAGCTCTATTTGTATTATCAGCCTCCGCCTTCGGGTTCTGGCGTCTGGTACCGGGTGGGAATCAATGATACCGAAGTTTACGATGATCCTGTGAGCTTCGCTCTGCTGGGGCTATATGTGTATGAGGGTTGGAATTTCACCTGTCAGCGCGTCTACAACTTTGTTCAGGCGATTAGGGCTTCTGGGCAGTATCCTGCTTATTGGCCTGAGATCTGTTGGCCAGGCTATCTTGATGTAGTTACGAGGTTCCCAGCATGTGCGTACTATGATGCGATCACCACGGGAATCCTATGGAAAGTCCGCAAGGAACGTGATCCTCCAAGCTTCAAGCTTGGCCACGATATCGTGAGTAAGTATAGTGACGAGTTTCTTTATTGGGGTCCTCTTTTCACGGATTATAGCCCTATCACGCCTCAGAAAGCTATGGCAAACGTTACCTGGCTTGCTCGCATGTTTCTCAATTATGAGGAGCCGCTGACACAGTTCACTCGTATTCTAAACAGCAAAGGCGAAGCGGTTCTGCTCTATCCTGTACGTCAGGCTGTTGAAACCGTAACTTATGGAGAGCCCTTGGACGTTTTGGCGGTTGTTTTGCCTGTGAGAGCTGAGGAGGTTCTTCTTGAGGCTGGATATCTGCTTAACGACTATTTGGCTTTCTACACTTTCGTGCCGGTGCGCAATCATGACAAGATACGTCGCAAGGGCGAGGATTACGAGCTGCAAAGCGTGCAGGCCTTCACTTACGAGAATCAAACGTCATATTTCAAGTCAGTTGCCAGGAGGCTTTTGGCTACATGAGCGAAATTGAGGATTCTGTTACAATCGTGATTAGGCTTCTCAGCAAAAACATGCATGTTGTGAAGGAAGATTCTTCCATTGCAAGCATTTACGTTAGCAAGGAATGGTATGACCGGGAGCTTTTCAAAAATTATGATGGACAAATCACCGTGGGCCTTGCGGAAAGCAGAGACACGAAAATCGAGATGTCTGGGCGGATTCGCAGACGCTTAGGCTCTTTAAGAGTTAACGTGTGGGCTACGGACAGAGCAGCCACAAGCGACCCTGGAAGGCTCATGCGAAATAAAATGGTTGAAGAAGTCAACCGCATTGTTAGGCAGAACCGCAATCAGCCTAACGTAACACGGTACGATTTTGCTGGTTTAGGCTATCCCAGTGGAGATCCTCATAAGGCTTACCAAGGAGGAGCGTCAAGTGAGTTGGTTCCTGGAGCTGCTGGTTGGACTGAGCTGACAAATCTGGAGTATCAGAAGGTTTGGTATAGCGATGACACTCGCTATTCTAAAAGCGACAATGTTAATCTTGAATATCCGCTGATGCTTTTCCGTTTTAAGGTTGAAAGCAGAGAAAGCGCTGTTAAAAAAATTGTTTTAGCGTTTGAAGGTTATGGCACTGCCCCGGGGGGCAACGGCGTTACGATAAAAGTTTGGAATCATGTGGCTTCAGCATGGCAGAATGCTCAAGCTGGAAGTGGCGGAGCAGACGAAACAATCACTATCACGTTAACCTCAAACATTACCGACTTCATTGATGCCAGCGGGTATGTTTGGCTTCTTGCCAGAACAACAAACGCGAGCAATGGCACAACCGTAGCTATTCTTTATTGTGATTGTGTTTCTTGCACGGTCACGGTTAATGGAATCACCTATTTAGATGTTGTTAGTTTTCGGGATGCAGACCGAGTTGATGTTAAACCTTTCATCTTCAGAACTGAGTTTGTTCTGAAATCATGGTCCTTCGAGGACATTGGAGGAGTATTCTAAAAAGGAGTGTGAAAATGGAAAATGGTTGACACGTATGGAGCGCATGAAAGCCGCGTGTACTTCGTAGTTGAAAGCGTCTACGGAGTAACGCCTACAAGCCCGAGCATGGTCGGCGTAAACACTGAAGGCGTAGAGCCGGGACTTGACCCAGGGCTGATAAAAACTCGAGGCGTAGGCTCAAGAGATCTGCAAAGCATAACGAAAGGTTTGCGGAAGGTGCATTTGAAAATTCCATCTGTTTTGACAAGTGAATCGCCCATAACCTTTATTCAGCATGTGCAGACGCTTAGCCCGTTAAGTATTCAAGTGCTTTACTACAAGGGGATATTCGGAAGCGCAACAGACATTATTGGCTTCCTTTACAAGGGCTGCAGAATTAACAAGCTTGACGTGGAATGCAGTGTTGAAGACGTTATGAGGGCTTCTGTGGAGCTTATTGGGCAAGACGTTGCTGTTGACACGGCGAAGATTACTGGAGCAACTTACGGCGACTATGGTGGAGCTGTTCCTTACAGTGCAAGCTATGTGAAACGAGGAGCTGGAGACGGCTCGAGCCTCGTGGATGTTACACGTGTTACAGACTGGAAGTTTGACATAGAAAACAATCTTAAGCCTGTGACAGTCATCAAAACCACAGACGCCCACCTCATAAAGTATCTGCCAGCTCGCCATAGGAATCTAAGTGGAGAATTAACATTCGAGTTTGAAGATAAAACGGAGTTTGACGATGTTATCAACGATGCTGAGTTCAGCTTGAAATTTGGCTTGAGCGGAACGTACAGTGCTTTGTTCAAGTATTGCAAGTGGGAGGACGTGGCTACTCCAACACGCATTGAGGACCTTGTGAGTTTGAAGGCGAAGTTTGCTGCGAGAGACGTTGTGATTAGCTGAGGCGATTGAAAAATGGCGGTTGAAGTTGAGGTTTTGGAGTATTTTGGTCGTGAGGCTGAACTGAAAAAGAAGTGGATGAGAATGTGGAACAATCTTGGAAAGCGAATACTTAGGATGCCTAAGTGGATGCAAGACATCGTGCTTGAAGACATAAACACAGCCATTAGAAACCGATTAGCTGTTATGGAGATGATTCAAAATGCGAACAGAAACCATTGAAATTGACGAAAAGTTTGGCGAGGAGTATGCTGGACGCTATATCTTTGGCGAGATCAGTTGGGCAAGGCGCTCGAGAATTATTCAGAAACATACTAAATACAGTCAAATGACGGGGCAGGTTCAGAGTAGCGATTACGTGGCTATTCAAGCAGAGACAATAATAGCAAGCCTTAAGGAGCAGCCAGAGCACAAGCCGATAACCCTTGAGAAGCTGCTTAACGAGGAAAGTGGTGTTCCAATAGGCTTAGGGGAGCTTTTCAGCCAAATTGCGAATCGACTTAACACGTTAACGGTTGAAGAGAATCGTTTTTTGTCAGAGCAATCCGAAGAGGCAAACCTCACCCAGCAGTCACAGAATACAGAATTTGTAAAGAGTTCGGGTGGACGCCAAGACAGCTCCGAAGACAGCCAGCAAAAACAATCCAGCAATTCCTCGTGATTCTGAACGAGGTGGACAGGCAAACGCAAGAAGAAATGGAGAAAGCCAAGAGGGAGACGAAGCTGCGATGATTGAGTTTGGAATGAACGTTGAAGGAATCGAAGAATTACAAAGGGCACTGGACAGGCTGCCCCGTTTAATGCACACGTCTGTGAATCGTGCTCTGGATCGTGTTGGGGCGGATATACATATGGATGCAAGACGTATGTGTCCCGTGAGAACAGGCTTCCTGCGGGACAGCATTTATCATAAGGTTGAAGATTGGATTTTAACTGTGGGAGCAAAAGCCACCTATGCGGCTTATGTTGAACTTGGAACACACTTCATTGAACCCCATTATTTTCTAACCGAGGCTTTCCACCTAAACTTTCCAAATTTGGAGCGGGTTTTGAAATGGGCTTTGAATGCAGCCATAGAAACAGCGAGGAGTGAGACATGAGTTTTCAAGAGTTAGCCATAACCATTGCTGCTGAAAACCTTGCGAGCAGTGAGTTCGCACGTGTGGGCGCTGATGCCTCAGCCATGGCCAGTAGAATCCAAGGTTCTGTTAGCGTTGCTGGAGCGGAGTTCCACAAGACAGGAGTTGAAGCCTCTGTGATGGGAGAAAACGTTAGAGCCTCAGCCCCCGCCTTTGAAGAGGTTAAAACCAAAGCCGAAGCCACAACCGTGAGCTTGAGAACAGTGGGTATGGCGTTTACAAGCGTTGTTAGCATGGGTTCCGCCGTTATCAGCCTTGCTGGAGATTTTGGCATTGTCGACAAAGAATCTGCTAAATGGGCGAGAACCGTGTTGGCTATCATAACGGTTGTTTCTACATTTATTCGCCTAAAAAGCTATCTCACGGTTGTTACAACGGGTCACACGGCATCCATAGCCCTAAACACGACAGCAGAATCGGCTAACGCTTCAGCAAGCATAGTCTCAGCCGTAGCCTACAAGATTAAAGCAGCAGCTACTTGGATTGCAACCGCTGCCCAGAATGCCCTTAACATCAGCCACGCAACGTTTCTGGCTTTAACCGGTGTGGGAATAGGAATAGTTATTGCTGCAGCAGCAGCCATGACTTATTTTGCAAGTCAAATGAATGCTGCGACGTCCAGTGTTCAGAGTTTCAATGAGGCTACTGCTGAAACGTCCACAAGAACACGAGGCATAACGAGGGCTGGTGAAGAGGAGCTGTATAGGCGAGGTGTTGAGTAAGAATGAGTGTTGAAATTCCTAAGGTTGCTATTGCTTTTGGTTCTGTTACTCCGCCTCAAGGCGACGTTGTCGATCTTACGGTTCATTTGGGCTGTACGAAAGAGGTTAGTAGTTTTGAGTGTTTGCTTCAGAATTGGGATAAGAAGTATAGTCCCGGCGGTACCTATCCGATCGTTGTGGGTCAAGATGGGCACATAGACATTGGAAGAGGCACGAATGTTCCGCAGATTATAACGCTTCGTGTTGAAAGCATCAAATGCGAGTCAACGCCGAACGAGAATTACATCCGCATTAGTGGCAGATGCTGGGGAGAGAAGCTTTTCCGCAGAGTCGTAACCAAAACTTATGACAACAAAAAGGGCGAAGAAATTGTTAAGGACCTGCTTGATTACTATGTTGGCTTAAGCCATGTCCGAGATTCAACAGAACTCGTAGAAAACACGGATACCACTTACACGCACTTGGAATATGAAAACACACCTGTCTGGGACATAATCAAATACATTGCTGAATCATCTGATCTTGCTGGCGTTATAGGCTATGATTTCCGAGTTGCCTCAGATGGCAAGTTTGAGTTTTTCCCAAAGAATAGCAAGACCTCGCCTGTAAGCCTTTCAGAGAAAATTGAGGTAAGTGAATACCGTAAAGACATCCTTAGAATAAGAAATAGAATCAGAGTTTACGGTTGTCAAGGAAAGAACTTTCCAGCAGACTTGGATTCTTGGAGTGAATCATTGGATGGTTGGACTTGTGATTTAGGAACGCTTGAATTAAATACTGGAAGACAGAGAGAAGGAAACCATTGTCTTTATATTTGGATTAATGCTGGAAGCGGAGAAATGAGCCTTTACCGCACATTCGCCGCTCTATGTAAACCTCAAACTTTTGCAGTGTGGGCTTGGATTCCGGGAAATTTGAATGCAGGCTATGCTTATGTTAGATTGTTTGCTCCTGATAGTTCAAACTATTTTCAAGCAAACATCAAATCCATTCTTGAAGCTCAATGTATTCTACGATGGGGTCTCATATCATTGGCTTTGGGACCCAACCAAATGTATGATGCAAATCATAACCCTAACGGAGTTTGGACAAAGGTTGGAGATCCTCAATGGAGTCAAATAAGCGGTCTTGACGTTATAGTATATCGTGACCCAAGCGTCTCAAACTATATTATGCTTGATGGCGATTTTGGTTTTCTAAATGGCGCTTTTACTGCAACATTCGAAAATAGTGCAAGCCAATCAGCCTATGGGCTTCGTGAACTGACTGAAACTGATGAGGAGCTTACAAGTGATAAAGCGTGCGAGTTAAGAGCCAAAAGCTTACTTGATTACTTAAAAGACCCAGCAGAATACCTCACCATAAACAGTACGGTTATAGACTATGGTAATACTCCATTATTCTCTGGAGATAAGATTCATGTTATTTTGCCAAATGAGAATGTTGACGGTGACTACCGCATTGAAAGCGTTGAATATCATGTTGACGCTAAAACGCAAACACTTGAAATAGCTTTGGAGCTTGGAAAGGTTCCGCCATTATTGGCTGATTATCTTTATGGCATGAGAGCTACAACCGTTACCATGGAAAAGCTTGCACGAACAAAACTTGGAAAAGGAACTTATCCACTTTTCGGCGGAGGCATGGGTGGCGGAGCTGGTGGCGGCGGAGCTGGAGGTTTACCTTCGCACCATGCTGGACACGAAGCTGGCGATGATAACGGCGTTGTATGGGACCCAGACGAAGGCGGATACGACAAGATCACAGGATGGGTTTGCCCCAAACATATTGGACCCTTCGATGATGCAGCAGCAATAATTAATTTCCGCACAAAAAACAAGGCTGGCTCAGCAGTATTAGACCATCAATTCCGGCCAAGTGACGACGCACATGGAATTTTCGGGGCTGAAACTGCAAAATGGAAAGAAGTGCACACGCTTTACTTGCTGTTATACACTGACGGATACATGCAGATTAAAACTGTTGGAGAGGCAAATCCTAAGGTACGGTTAAGCGCTAACATGCTTCAGTTCGGTGCCGGTGGGGCTTCAGCTTTAGACACATGGCTTAAACGAATAGCTGCAAACCAGTTTGAAAGTTCAGGAGACATAATTCCTGACGGAGACAACGTGAGAAGTCTCGGTTTGGGCGGAGCCACGCCTAAACGTTGGAAGGAGATTCAAGTTGTCAATCTTAACATCAGTTCACACTTCATTCCCGGCGTAGATAATACTTATGACATTGGCGAGGGAACCACTCCAAAACGTTGGAGAGACCTCTACCTTGCAGGTGCAATTAAAGCCTTGGCTGGCGGAGTAGCAGTTCACCTTCTGCCTAACGCAAACGCCACTTACGACTTGGGCAGCGGTACAATGAAATGGGGCAATCTATACGTCAACGGCGTTGGCGATTTAGGCTGGTTGAATGTTGGTGGCTTCACAGTTATCACTAACGGAAGGGTTTTGCAGAATGTTGCAGCAGCAGCCGGCATAATCACAAGCGGACGCTTTCCATTAGCAAGACTTCCAGACGGTGACAGCGGGAAATTCCTAAGAGCGT